GATATTGAAGTATGCCGTCATGGCCGACGTGAACACGTTCAGCGATTTCGCCAGGAAGTTTTTTCGCTGCTGCGGATCGTTTTGGGCCTGCACCGCCTCGGCCATGATGTCGTCGGGCCGGATCGTGACGCCGTAATTCGGATTGGCTTTCTGCTGCTGGATCGGGTTGGTGAAGTCCACGTCACCGCGCTCGTCGATGTCCGCCGCGCAGATGAAGATGAAATACTGATCATCCGTTACCGTGCCGCGCAGAACCTTCCGGCAGTACTCCACGCGCTGGGCGCAGAAGCCCGTGCCGTTGTCACCGGCGGACGTGATGATCACGGCCAGCTTGTTCGTGTACGCCTTGCCAGCCTCGCGCAGCACGTTGTACTGAGTCGGCGACTTGTACGCGTGCACCTCATCCGCGATGATGTACGGCGCGTTGAATGAATCCTGTTTGTCCGGGTTCCCCGGCAGCGCGTGCAGCGATATCGACCCGCCCATGATATCGCTGTTGCTGATCGAGTGCTCAACCGAGTTGGCGAGGATTCGCCAGCCGTCCTCCTCCGCCGCTTTCCGCCCATCGTATAGGCTATGCTCAAGCACATACTGCCAATCGTCGAACGTCTCAAGCGCCTGTTTGAGCGCCGCCGCGACGACGTAGCATTTTCCGCCCGACTTGCGCGACAGGATCGTCAGCGCCCACGCGAGCGCCGCGACCAGCATAGTCTTTCCATTTTTCCTGGGCACAAAAATGAGCGCCTCTTTCGTCAGGCGCTCATCCGTCCCGTGTTTATAGAAAATCAGGATGCCATATATAATCAGCTTTTGCCATGGTTCAAGCTTCAGCAGCTCGCCCCTGAGCGGTCGCCCGTCAAGGGCCTCGCCCTGCCTGTGCCTGAACGTCGCCTCGATCAGCCCGATCACCAGATCGGCGTCCCGTGTGCGCACGTCCAGATCGTCGCGCGCCAAAAATCGCAAAAAACGGATGCACGCCCGCATCCTGTCTATGCCCGCCACGATCTCGCCGCACGCCACGCCGACCGCGTAGTCCATCACATCGCGCGCGTATTTGCCCTCGATCATAGCTGGCAGCCGCTCGCCCTGCGGCGTGACCACCTTTTTACCCCTGCGCCTGCACATCGCCGCGCGCTCCTCCGCCGTGCGGCTGTCCATTCGCGTCACCTCGTTTAACTACTCTCCAATAGCCTGAGCACCGTCGCGAGGCCGCCGTCGGTCTTCCGCGACTTGAGCGCGTCCTCGTTGATTTTGCGCAGCGCCGCCGCCGTCAGGCCCAGCTCGCGTTCATAGGTCAACGCCTGATCATACAGCGCATCGACCTCCACGAGAAACGGGTTCCGGACGAGGTTCTTCTCTTTGGCCTTGTTCGTGTGCGTGATGATCGCGTTCCCGCCCGTCCGCTCAAACTCGGCCTCGACTTTATCGATCCGCTCGTATACCCGCGACAAGCGCTGCGCAGTCCGTTCAAATTCGTCACGCCACACGCCCAGCGCCGTGCATTTCCGCACGATCTCGTCCAGATACTCGTCAGCCGTCATCCAAATTTACCCCTTTTGCCAAAAATGGCCCGCGATTATAAATGGTTGCCCCCGCCGCGCGACCGGCCCCCAATTTCTGAGCCCAGAGGTGGGGGGGGTACGTGTCAGCGCTGCCAGTAGTGCCCGCGCGCGCCTCCCTTTTCAGGATGCGCTTTGTTGTGGCAGGCCTCGCACAGCGCCCGCCCATTGTTCAGGTCCAGCGCCAGCTCCGGGTACTCATCCCGGTGCTTGATGTGGTGCGCGGTCGTCGCCCGAACCGGCAGCCCGTCCTTGTCAGTCCTGCCATAGCGCTTGCACTCCTCGCACAGATAGCCCGCGCGCCTGAGTACCAGCTCACGCCATCGCCGGTGCGCCGCGCTGTCATAGTACGTGTCGCGCTTCATGATATCAACATCTCCCGCGCCCATCCCTCGATTCGGAGCAGGCCGTCAGGCGTCAGCCAGTCCTCATACTTGCCTTTCGCAATGGTGAATCACCCTTTCATTATTGGAGCGTCAGGGTCGGAGTTGAACCGCCATCTCCCCGCAGGAGTGCGGGCTGTTCTGCCGTTGAACTACTGACGCATATTATGGGCGATTATCGTTTCTCGCCCTTGTACATTCCCGCGCCTCTTTCCGCGATTGCGCTAAACGGCAACTCAGGCACGGCCAGATGATAGGCCGGGTCTATGATTTTTATGTAGCGTAATTGAAACCCAGGTATAGGTTTTGCGCCTGTTTTTCTGCAATATTCCGCGGTTGATGCTCCGCCCGCCATAGCTTCGAGCCATGTTTTTCCACCTAATTCTGGACGCTTGGCAGATTCAACCGTTCTTAACGCAACCTCGTGAATTGTTGTTCCATCAGGTAATCGCAGCAGCGCCTTGTTTTCCTTAATCTGCGTTAACTTGAACCCGCTGGCCCTATAAATCGTGCCGTCGCCGCATTGTGTACCGTCCGCAAATGAAAGAATCCATTTGATATTAGGCGCATATTTGCGAATCAGGCGCACTGCGACCGCGATTGCTCGGGACTCGCTGTTTTTTGGCAACACATCATCAAAAGCCATTCTATTTAATTCGAGCATATCATTCCATGGCGCAGGGTTGCCGTTGGCGTCCACCACCAAGCCAAGGACCTTTGATTTATCCATCGGCGGGCCGAACGACATGACGCCGTGCAGTTTCCCATCGAGGAACGCGCCAAAGTGCAATTTGGAATTGTTGACCACCTTACCGCTATAATGGTGTATCTTCACAAATGGCCGCGCAACACCTGCCGGTATGACTTTGACGCTTATCTCCTTTGCGCTGCCCATTCCCGCACCACCTCATAAAGCGCGTTCCCGTTGCCGTTCTCATTCCCGAAGGTTTCTACGATTTCGCCTTTGACCGTTTGCAGGGCCGTCTTTATCAATTCGGCCTGTTCGTTCGCCAGCGTAAAGGTCATTTGCGTAAACGGTTGCTTGTCGCCACTTTCGAGCGTAAAGGCTTCGCCGAAACCATCCTCGCTAACAGAATCGAACCCAAAATCCGCCATATCAATCTCTGCACTCAGCTCGTCCAGCTCCGCCTCGAGCGCGGTGAAATCCCATCCGCTTTCGTTGGTCTTATTGTCGGCCAGCCTGAGCGCCTTGACCTGCGCCTCCGTCAGATCATCCGCGCGCACGACCGGCACAGTCTCAAGCCCCAGCTTTTTAGCAGCCAGCAGCCGCCCATGACCGATCACGACCACATTGTTCGCGTCTACCACGATCGGCTGCCTGAACCCGAACTCGCGGATGCTGTTTGCAATGTGTTCCACCTGTTCGTCCGGGTGCTGCTTGGCGTTGTTCTCGTATGGCACCAGCTTATCCGGATCGATGTACTCTATCCTCAGTTCCACAGCATTCTCCTCCGTTTACGGTTCGGGCGAGGCGGAGGATTGACCCCGCCCGACGCCGCTGCGCCGCGCCCCTCGGTGCGCATATTGTGGCGCATAGCCCCCGCCGGTCGCCCGGCTCGCCCAAATAAATAGAGCGGCCTCTCGGTCGCTCTTTGACACCATACACTTTAGCACAGATCAATGTGTTTTTGTGTGCTGAAATTCGTCCGGAACCCTAACGAGCTTCAGCGCCTCGCCGTGCATATGCCTGATCCAGTCGTAGGCGTAGTTCATCTCTACGGCTATCCGCTCCCAGCGCATCCCGACGATGTACCGCAGCTCCAGCAGCTCGCGGTATCTGGCGTCCTCCACCGCGTCGATGGCCTCGCGGATCAGGCGCTTCACCCGGCACAGCTCGGCGATCTCGGCCTTGACGGACGCCTCATACTCCAGCACCCGGATCGACACGTCAGTCCAGTCGCCGCCCGACCCGCCCCGCGGCATCCCGGTGAGCTGGGCCGTGGCTTTCTCCATCCTCGCCCTCATCCGCGCGATGTCCTCGGTGCGGCGCTCGATGCGCTTGTCGAGCCGGTACGCCTGGCTCAGGAATTGCTTCGCCGTCATCGCCTCACCTCCCGCTCGACCCGAA